CCATCTTTTGTAATCCAACTAAAGCATCTCTATCTGGCATACTACCATCTCTTGCTTCATTTAATCCGGTTACATCACGTATCATTTGTAAGTAATATTGGTAAGTACTAATTAAAGAACTTATTTTAGCATTACCTGACGATGTTTGTAATTCTTGAATTGGTACTTTACCCGGATTCATTCCACCATCTTGAGACATTGATCTACCAACAATACTACCGGTTTGGAAATACATATTTAAAGCTTCCGCTGCATTGTAGTTTGTACCATTACCTAAATCAACTTCAGCTAATCCATCAACATCTACAAACACTCCGTCCGGTACCATTCTTGATAATACCTGTTGTAGTTTTAAATGTGTTAATTGAATCATATCTGCAAATCCTGTTATACGACTTACTAATGACTCAATTCTTCCTTTATACATTCTAGGTGCACAGATGGTATAATTCATCTCTACTCTTGTAGTATCTGCAAATGGTCTAGTCATATTTTCAGCTAGTTCCCATTTAAGCATCTTCTCTAATCCTAATATTTTTGCACCTGAATACAATACCTCTATTGATCTTGATACTCTTTCAAAGTTATCGTTTGCTGGAGGATTAAATGTATCTGGTTTTTCAAGTGCTTTTTCTAATCCTGTTTCGGTTTGTTTAATTTTAAACACCTGATTAGAATATGTTTTATATTCAAAATACAATACTTGTACAGTATTATCATTTGTATCTGCTCCGTAATAGTTACGCGTATAATTTGCATTACCAGGAAACTTTTCTATTTCTTTTAGATCAGCATCTGTTAAGTATGGGAATTGCTTTTTAAGCTCTTCTAACGCAACAGATTTAACTTCTCCAACATAATACAGATCCTCAAAATTCGGATCCTCAGTGTAAGAATAAACGAGATTAGCTGGATCAACATACTCAAGTACAACACCATTAGCCTCGTTCCAATTTGTTTTAGCTGCTCCAATACCTAATACTGTTAAATCATAGTTTAATCTTCTATTGATTAAAGTATATCTGTTACGATCTAATATTTGATTTATTACTTCTTCTTCTGCAATCTCAACCGCTTGTTTGTAGTCTAGTTGCAAATGTATTTCTAATTCTTCTTTTGTTTCAGGTAAGTCTTTTGGATTTGGACTATTATATAGATTAACACCCAATTTAGATTGGATACTATCTAATAAGTCTTTTGCCATCATGTCTCTTATAATACCTTCAGCATATTTTGTTTTAGCTTGAACTGCTTCTGGATCTTCAGCGTATGCTTTAATCTCATAGTTCTTACTTGATATACCGTTAACAACAATATCAACAAACTTAGGTATAATAGGAATTGGTTTCCAGTCTAAGTTAAGATAGGATAAATCACCATTAATAGATAACTCATCTTTATACTTTTGTACAGATTGCTCGCCTCTTGCATAAAGACGTAAATTGTGAAAGTTTTGCCAGTTTGATCCCCATCTATTACCTACTCCGCCGCCAACTCTATCTCCACGAAACCATTCGTTTTCAATAGCTCTGCCGACTAAAGCTCCGTATTCATAACTTTGTTTTTCTTCATCCGGTACTACCTGACTAGGGAAAGAACTATTATTATTTGTATAAATCATCTATTATATTATTTTTGAACTATAACCTTCATTATTATATCTTTTAAAGCTTAAAGGAACTTTTTCTTTTTGGAAATTGCTAGTTGGCGTATACATATGTTTATTACACGCCATTATTGCTAAACCAGAACTTATCGAAGCATCATGCTTTGTTCTATCGTTTATATTAAATTTTGCCCAGTCCTCTAATGTCTTCTGGAAATACATGTCTCCATATGAATCTCCTAAGTTCCCAACATGATTTTCTATGTAGGTTTCAATAGCTGCCGCGTGCGCTTGTATAATATCTTGTCCTGAGTTTGGTATACCGCCAATTTCTTTTTCAGCTGGTGATAATTTATTCCATACTTTATCAGGTCTATTCATTGAAAACCCTCTATAACCTCTTCTTTTAAAATGATATAACAATCTTGCTTTGTTATTTTCAGCAAGTATTGGCATACCATAAAATACACAAGCCATTAAAACTTCTTCAAAGAATATCTCAGCCGTCTGAGGTCTTGCGATGTATTCTAAAAAGAAGTGATTTGCCGGCACGTCTTCCATTGAGAACTTTGATAAACCGTGAAGAGCTCCATTGGATCCTCTATTATCAACTGTTCCCGATATATCATAACTATCACAACCAAATGCACCGCAGTGTTCATTACCTGGATATTTGTACCCATCCTTTATTATTACGCGGTTTTGCATATGTTTAGGCGGTACCCAAGAAATTAAGAATCTACCGTCTTTATTTGGATAAAAGCTTACTCTTGTATCTGCAATGCCATTATCCCATTGAAAGTTACCGCGGGTTAAAACACCAGAGTAACGGAGATCTGCATTGTAATCAATTTGTTCGTATATTTTTGTAAGATTAAACAATGATTGTTTTGTTTCATCTCTAAACGCGTGTTGTTCTGTTCTTGGAAACTGTCTGTAGTATTCATTTAAACCATCTGAATCTGACTTTAAACCATCAACCTCATTCTGCCAATGCTCAATTACACCTATTTCAATTTCGTTTCCGTCGATTCCTTTAATGGTTCTTTCCGGAGTGTGGAAGACAGGTAAGCCATAAGTATCAATGAATCCCTCGTAGGACCATTCCATAGGTATGAACAAACTATATAATCCTGAACTAGTCTGTCCATTGGCGTTTCTTTTCGTAACATCTGAATTGTAATAAAGTTTCTTAAAATTCTCCCCTCCTTTATCTAAAGCGTTTGATGTTGAACCCATCATACACTTACCAATAATCCTGCTACCTAATCTTAAACAAGTTTTAGTAACCCTCCAGTTGTTTAATATATTATCAGGCTTAAGCCATTTACCACTTTCATCATGTACAAGAAGTTTTAATTTCTCACCATCATAAGAGTTATCTCCTGTATTCTTCCAGTCAATTGTTGTATCAAGACCATCAAGTTCTTCAGGGTTTTCATTATTATCTAATTTCTTTCTTGTAAACTTAGAAGCGGGTACTCTATATGCTAATTCTGTTTTAGGTCTATCCATACCATCTTGGATAGGTTTAAAAAAGAAAGGATAGTTAATTGATATTGGAACAACTTTGTCGGTAAACATTGTTTTAGCATCTGATCCTGATTTAGATAATATACCAAACCTGGAGTCGCTTGACATTGTTGCTTGATTAACTAACTCTGCAGATGACATAAAAGAAAATCCAGAACGTCTGTTTTTTAAATAAGACATTCCATAACATCTGTAATCTGCTTTGCAAGCTTCCCAAAATATAAAGAATAATCTATTTGATTCTCTGAAGTCTGGCGCACCAACATCTATCTTGCTCCATTGCAAGTACATATAGTGTGTACCTGTTATATAAGTTGGAATACCATTGTTGTAAAATGAAAAGCCTTCGTCTCTATATCTAAATTCATTATCAATATAATCGTACCACTTTTCTTTAAATGCATCTGGATATTTATTCCAATCAAACACATTCTTTATTTTAGCTAATTCTTTAGGAACTTCTAATTGTTCCCAGTATTGTAATTCTTTCTTATCGTTTCTTTTATATGAGTCTTCTAATAAAGGCAAAGCAATTTTTAGATTTTGTATTTCATATATTTCACCAATCTTTCCGGTCTTACTTATAACAATAATATCATACTGTTTGTTATAACCGTACTTCCATGTTTTAAGTCTATTCTCTTTCTTTAAAACAGCTGGTTTAATATAATCCGGTAAAACTTTAAATAGAGTATTCTCGTACATTACTTGGATCTCCCTTCTGCAAAGCCTTTAAATACTTTAGCCGTTGGTTCTTTTTCGCTTTCCTCTAACATTCTCTCTTCTTCTTCAATTCTATTAAGAATTTCAAAAGCATCGAATATAGCCAATTTCTTTGTAGCTGCGGCATTCTTTAATTTATCTGCACTTAAATCATCTTCTCCATTATCTAGAATAGCTTCTTCGGCAACTTTAATTAATTCAAGAACCGCTTTGTGCCCAGCTTGGACTATACTCCTCTTCGTTTCCTTTATATTCATATTTAATTACAATATCATTAGATTTCATACAATACAATCTCTGACCATCTATAATGAATTCAAATTCTCCATAAGGAGTATAACCCACTAAGTCTCCAGGATTGATTTTAAGCTCTTTTAAAGAGTCATTACCGTATTTTAATATACCAATAAGCTTTTGTTCTTTATCAAGCTTTAAATGATCTGTATTTTTTAACGGTTTAATAAAACATCTATCGCCAAATGATTTCCATTCCGTATCTGTTTTATATAAGTATATCTGATCTAGACTACAGAAGTATAAGTCTTCTTTAAAATAAGATCTACTGTTTTTTTGTTTACCCTTCATATCATAAAATCTTCTAAAGACATTATGATGTATAACTACGGTATCGCCTACTTTTATATCTGTTTTATATGCATATGGAACTGCAATTACTTTAGCTATATTACTAACAGATTTAAAACTTTCTATCTTAGTATTTACTATTAATTCTTTACCATCAATATCAATACTATTTTCATACCTAGACCCCACAGGTTTAACTATGAAATCAAATACTCCAGTCACTTTAATATTCTAAATCGTATTCAACGGCAATGCTCATATTAGAATTAAACTTCTTCCAAGGCATTACTTCGTCTTCTTTTTTAATATATATATTGTAGGAGTTGTCATCTTCATCAAAAAGTATATGAGAGATTTCATGTCCCCCATATACGTTTTGGTTTAAAGAGTAATGCATTGCATCGTTCTTATAGTCAGATCCAATGCTTATCTTGCGGATTACTGAATTCATTATTATTCTACTGGAATTTCAACATCAGTATACGAGCCATCTTCTACATTAATATTGATTGCTCCATACTCCGCTTCTAACTCTCCTTTAAATTCCTCGATTGCTTTATTAAGGTCTCCTAGTTGGTGTAAGAATCCATGCTTTTGAGATTCCAATACTCCAATATTAGTTAATAAAGTTTGTAGATTTTTTTGTTGAGTTACAATTTTTTCTAATTGTTCTTTTGTAATTTGTTTTACTACTTCCATTTTGATTTAATTTAATTATTAATTATTGTTTTGTTTTATTATTTATACTGGGCAACTAGTGTATACAGGTCCGCTTATATCGTATGATGTAACCCCCATACTTGGTGTTTCATTCCCTAATAATACTCTATTTCCTCCCCCTCCAAAATACTCTACATAATCTCCAGGATGGTATATTGAATTATTTGC